ATGCTGGTGAGCTGGTCGGAGGTGTTTACCAGCCAGCGGACGGACTGCATACCCAAGAAGGTGCCTGCGAGGTTGCGGATCGTACCAAGCAGGGATGTCCCCCGGCTGTTGGTCTGCGTCATCTTCCCCGCAAGTTCTTGCATCTGTACAGCTGTGGCCGCAGCGGCGGTTTCCACATTCATCGTGGAAGCCCGCACATCGTCCAGCATGTTTGCCATCCTCTGCGCTACCTGTAAGCACTGGGTCATGGTGGACGTGAATTTATCCTCCAGAATCAGGGTTTCTCGAATTGCGGCCATGCTCTCACCTCCGATTCGCCCGGTCTTGGGCTTCCTTCTGGTCTCTCATGCTTTTCAGGGCGAACTCGGTCACCAGCCGTTTCTCCCTGGACGGGAGGGCGTCATACCGGGACGGGGCCCAGCCGAGGTTCACGAAGCAGTAATATGCCACCAGCATCTCCGTGTCCCAGCCGGCCCCGTCCATCAGTTTTTTACCTCATCCTCCTGCTCCGCAAAGCCGGACAGCTTCGTAATCTCCTTGACCAGCCGGGCATACTCGCCGGACAGCAGCAATTTACCGGGCACCAGCAGCGGGTCCAGGACGCCGCACCCGTCGCACAGCTCCTTGCTGGAAAAGTCGGGTTCCACCGTGGCGGCCACCACCATGCGGCGGGTGAAATCCACACTGTCCAACTGCTCGATTGTCTGTCCGCCCTCCTTCCGGCGGCGGGTGGCCTGCCGGGTGATGGCGTCGTTCTCCTCCTGGGTCAGCGCCCGGATCTTGAAGGGCACGGGCTGGCCACTTTCGTCCTGAAAGCGGTTGGAGATGACAACCTCCTTCTCCTCCGAGGTAGTGACGGGATGCAGAAATGCGGAAAGCTTACTCATATCGGTTCCTCCTTAATTACCCAGTTGGGCCGGATCGTTGAACGCCTGGAGCCGTGCCACGCGGGTGTAGGCGAAGTTGAAGTCATAGTTCAGCATGGTCTCCTCACTGTTCAGAACGGAGAGGGGCACGGTGCCGGTCAGGTGGCATCCGTAATAGGCCATAACCTGGGAGCCCAGTGTCGCCGAAGCGGAATCGGAGTTGGTAATCTGAATATCAAACTCCGGCATAACGCCGGTCTGGATGTACTGGAGCACCATGTCCGTCCACAGGTTGGTGCCGTAGTAGATGTTGCCGGTCCCCGTCAGCTTGGCCCCGTTGGGCTTGTCCTGGATGGTGCGGGTGCCAATGACCCGCATATCGCTGCTCTGGATTTCCGCATTGGTGGTGATGTTCCGCATACCGGCCACCACATAGTTCCGGCCTTCTTTGGTAACTACCACGGAGCCCTCCGCGCCGGTGACGGTGTCTTTTGCCAGCAGATAAGCCATATTCACACCTCCCTCAATTCACGGTGATGGTGACGTAGATCTTCTCCACGCTGTCCACCGGCTGGATCGCCAGGTTGACCACAATGGCGTCAATGGCCTCGCCGGGCTCTACGGTCACGTCCTCGGCCTCAAAGTTCTGAATGCCGTTATTGGCCTGGATGTCCAGCAGATACCCCACGATGGCGCTCTTGAACATCATGCGGCCCTGCTCGTTGTTGTTGACCACGCCGATGTAGCCATCGGAGAACTGCTGATAGATGTCGTTGGCGATGGTGTTCAGCAGCCGGATCACCCGGTTCTTGTGATAGGGCCCGGTGATATCGGTGGTATAGGTCACCAGAGAGTTGATATCCTGCTCCACCTTCACCACCCCGTCGTCGGCAAAGAGGACAAACTGGCCGGCAGTCAGGGCGTCGATGTACCCGGAGTTGGTCAGCTTGGGGGACACGTCCACCGCGTTGGGATAGGCGGCGTAGGTCAGGGACTCGTTATACTGGGCCCCAGCCAGGGCCCCGCCGGCCCACCAGGTCACCTGCTGGGGGGTGAGGGCGGTGCCGTCGCTGAGCACAACGCCGCTCATGATGTTGACCACAAAGCGGTCGTCCGGGTTAGTGAGCCCCGCGGCCACCAGTTGGGTATAAGCCCCCTCCTCCGCCGCCAGGCGCTTCACAAAGGCCACCATCGCGTCCTGCACGGTGGTGTCGGTGCCGTCGTAAATGAGCACGTCGAACTTGTAGGGTTCGATGGCTGCCAGGAAGTCGGTGTAATCGGCGGATGCGGGAGAACCATCGGCGCCGCCGGAGAGCGCCTTTCCCACCGTGGCGGCCAGGGCTCCGGTACCACTCCAGGCCACCCAGTCGTTGGCGGATAGCTCCTCCACCGTCTTTGCGGTCTGCTGGTCCACAATCTCCCCGCCCACCACCGTGGACACGGCGAAAGCATCCTCCGGGTCAGTCAGCTCGGTAATGACGATGGAGATATCGTTGCCCCGAACCCCGGGATACTTTGCGGTGGCCGTCAGGGGCGAAACCTCTGCGCTTGCCTGCTTCTGCCCGGTGGCCCCCAGGCGGTAGAGCAGCAGCTTATTGGGGGCCGCCGTCCGGTTGGTGCCCTTGAAGATCTCGTTGAGGAACCGGTTCTTGGGATTGGTGATGTCATACCCGGTGTAGGGGGTCATATTGGCCCCGGCCTCGATCTCCTGCACCGTCTCCACCGGGCCCCAGCTCATGGCCTCCGCGATGGCTACCACGCCCCGGTCGCTGACCGTGAGCCCCAGCCCCCGGTCCGAGGTAAACCGGATGTATACGCCGGGCCGAATCTTGTTCTGGTTCGTCCAGGTGCCTCCTGCCATGTCAATCACGCTCCTTGTCTTTGAAGAATGCCTTGACCGCCCTCTCGGCCTCGGCGATGGTGTACTCACTCTTGCACAGGACTGCCCCGAGGAAGTCCTGCTGGTACTTGGCAAAGCGGGGGGCCCTCAAAAGAACCTCGCGCTTGAATTTTTTGGCGCTCAATTTTTGACCTCCTCGTCGTAGTCCATCGTCTGCATCTTGACATACTCCTCCGGGATGCTCACCCGCTCCAGAAGCTCGAAGCGATAGTGCAGGGC